AGTTCCGACAACATCGTTAGTCGAACAGATGACAAAAGACTTTCAAGAATACGGATTCAAAGGTCCGATCGCTAAGATATACGGTGGTGAGAAAGGAGCCGATGCTCCAATTGTTGTAACTACATGGCAATCGATGATGAGAATGCCAGAAGGATTTGGTAACGAATTTGGTATGGTTATTGGGGATGAAGCTCATCTATTCGCGGCTAAGTCGTTGTCTAAGATCATGGAATCATTGACTGAAGTTAAGTATAAGATAGGAACGACAGGTACATTACAAGAGACAAAGACACATAAACTACAGTTAGAGGGGATGTTCGGACCAGCTTACTTTGTCACAACATCGGCCGAACTAATGGCTGAGGGTACATTGGCTCAACTTAGTATTAAGTGTTTGGTGTTAGACTATTGTGAGAAAGAACGGAAGTTAGTGAACAAGTTAACCTATCAAGAAGAGATGGATTGGATTGTTAGAAATGAAACACGAAATAAATTTATAAACAACTTAGTAAAAGATTTGAAGGGTAATACACTTGTACTCTTCCAATTTGTTGAAAAACATGGTAGACCATTGTTTGATATGATCAATAAACTTGATCGTAAAGTGTTCTTTGTTTTTGGTGGTACAGATGCTGTCGACAGAGAGAAGGTTAGGGAAATAGTAGAGAAAGAGAAAGACGCGATCATCGTAGCTTCGTTTGGTACATTTAGTACGGGTATTAATATCAAACGATTACACAATGTCGTATTCTCATCTCCAAGTAAATCTAGAATACGAAACTTACAGAGTATCGGAAGAGGATTACGGAAAGCTGATGATAAGAAAGAGGTCGTATTGTATGATATAGCTGATGATCTATCTTGGAAGAAAAACTTGAATTATACTCTAAACCACTTCTCTGAACGAATAAATATATATAGTACAGAGAATTTTAATTACGAAATTCACTCAGTAAGGATACCCGAAAATGAGCCTACTTGAAAACACTAAATACCAGTATATAAGATTTAAAGATGGTAAAGATTGTTTTGCTATGGTAAGTGATGAAGGTGATACATTAACATTAATTCAACCAATGAATGTATTATGTAAACAATCTACAAAAGGTGGTGGAGTTACGATTCATTTAGGACCAATGATCCCATTTACAGCTGATCAGTCAGTAACAGTCAGAAAGAAAGATGTTAGTTATATGACCAGTATTACAGATGAGTATATTGGATTTTACGATGACGCTTGTACGGCTTGGGTGGATCAACAAGAATCTGGTGGTATTACTATTAAAACTCAAAGAGAAGAGTACGAAGAGAACAGTAAAACAATAAAAGAACTCATAGACTTGAGACTTAAAAGAGAAGAGTTTGAATATGAAATGGGATTTGAAGAAGATGATTATCTACAAAATTATGATTTACCCAGTGAAAAGGATATAATTCACTAGGTATATTACCCTTTTTACCGACTACATCTTATATTATCACGAGATGTCGATTTTGTCAAGTGAATTACAAGAAATTAATGAAAAAAAAATACATACACATCAATCAACATATTATTCGTTCTAATAAGAAGAATGGAACGAACGATCCAGTGATTACAATCAAAGAAGGAAAGACTAACACATATTGTCATGAAGTAAAGATTCTTGGAGAGAGTACTTTAAGGTACGGTGGTAACGATAAACCCATACTACCTTGTGGTGCTAGAGTAGTAATTGAAACTACAGCTGAGATAGAAATAACTTGACAATACAGAGAAAGCAAGTATAATATACATATGACTAGAGAAAAAAGACAGACGAAAGCTTCAGTACACTATGTGGAGAACAAAGTGTTTACGGACGCTATTATCAAACACAATAAAGCGTGTAAAATAGCTGTGGACGCTAACGAAGAAAAACCTAGAGTATCAGAATATATTGGAGAATGTATCTATAAGATCGCTACTAGACTCTCAACTAAACCAAATTTCATCAACTATTCTTATAGAGATGAAATGATATGTGATGGTATCGAGAACTGTTTACAATACATCAACAACTTTAACGAGGAAAAGTCTACAAACGCCTTTGCCTATGTTACACAAATTATTTACTTCGCGTTCTTGAGACGAATTCATAAAGAAAAGAAACAAGCCGCGATCAAACAAAGAAGTATAGAACAAGCTGGGGTTTTGTTTGATACTTTTGATACAATGGATGGGAATACTACAGGTATGAACAATTCTTATGTTGATTTTTTACAAGAGAATATGAATCCAATAAACTATAAACCTCGTGGGTCTAAGAAAAAAGAAGACAAGTAATACATTATGAAAATAGCTTTGCTAAACGACACTCATTGTGGAGTTCGTAACAACAATCAAATGTTCGCAGAGTACCAAGGGAGATTCTACAAAGATATCTTCTTCCCGTACTGTGATGAACACAACATCAAACAAATTATACATCTAGGAGACTACTTCGACCGTAGACGGGATGTTAATTTTTATTCTTTACATAAGAATCATGAACATTTCATTCAACCTTTACTTGAAAGAAAAATGACTATGGATTTAATCGTAGGTAATCATGACATCTATTTCAAATCAACAAACACACTAAACAGTCCCGAGTATCTTTTACACGGTGACGGTATTAATGTATACACAGACCCTATAACAAAAACTTATGACGGAGTAGAAATTGCACTACTACCGTGGATCAACGAAGAAAATCAAGAAGAAGTAGAGGACTTTTTACAATTGACAAAAGCGTCAACTTGTATGTCTCATTTAGAAGTAAATGGTGGTGAAGTATCGCCAGGTCATTTTCATGGTGGTGGAACTCCAGCTTCATGGTTCAAAAGGTTCGAACAAGTGTACTCAGGTCACTTTCATACAAAATCAACACTAGGTAACATTAGATACTTAGGATCACAAATGGAATTCACATGGAATGACTTTGGTGATGATAAACACTTTCATGTCTTTGATACAGAGACAAGAGAGATAGAGGCGATTAAAAATCCTCTTAAAATGTTTCATAAAGTATTCTATGATGATACTGATGAAACACTGATGACTATTAAAAAGAAAGATTTTAGTCATCTTAAAGACACATTCGTGAAGTTAATTGTCACGAATAAAAATGAACCTTACTGGTTTGATGTGTATGTAGAAGAATTGATTAAAGCTCAACCAGCTGATCTAAAAGTCGTAGAAGATCATAGTAATCTAGATATTCTAGATGAAGACGAATTGATCGGAGAAGCTGAAGACACTTTAACAATTTTAACAAAACACATTGACAGTTTAAAAATAGACGGAGACAAAGCTGAACTTGACGGATTAATGAGATCATTATACACAGAAAGTTTAGATATATTAGTATGATAAAAATAATACAATTCAATAGTGGTGAAATGATCATCGCGGAGTTGAACGAAGAAAATTATGAAATAGTGAACCCACTTTTCATACATCAACAAGCCCAAGAAGGACAAGGACCTAAAGTAAATTTATATCCTTACAACATTCTTGGAACAGGTAACATTACACTCAATCCTCAAAACATTGTATGGACCGTAGAACCTGAAAAAAGTTTGAAAGAACAATACGAGACTCAGTTCAGTAGAATTGTTAAACCTAATTCAAAAATCATCTCTTAAATGTATTTGAATATGGATTACGAAATTTACAATGGGATGTTTATTTTAGAAGGACACACCATAGAATATGAATTTAATTCTGATGATACCTGTACGATTCGAGAAAGATACCGAGCGGGTGGACAAGAACCACACAATTCTCATACTAGAGTCAGTTGTAGTAACGCTGTACTTCATCAGAAAAGTTTTATAAAATTGGGATATGATAAAGTTTCATAAAGTAAAATATAAGAATTTTCTATCTACAGGTAACGAGTTTACCGAGATAGACTTATCACAAAAGAAAACAACCCTTATAATTGGGTCTAATGGTTCGGGTAAATCAACTTTACTTGATGCTTTGACCTTCGGATTATTTGGGAGGGCTTTTAGAAAAATCCCAAAGACGGCCTTGGTTAATTCTATTAATCAAAAACACTGTACTGTAGAAGTAGAATTCTCTATCGGGAGAAATCGGTACAGAATTCATAGAAGTATCAAACCGAATAAGTTTGAGATATTCCTGAACGGTAAGATGTTACATCAAGACGCATCTGTAAGAGATTATCAGGCGATCTTGGAACAACAAATACTTAAGTTAAACTACAAGTCATTCACACAAGTAGTTGTCTTAGGAAGCTCCTCATTCACTCCATTCATGCAGTTAAACACTATTGAGAGAAGAAACATTATCGAGGACATACTTGATATACAAATATTTACAGTAATGAACAGTATTCTTAAACAGAGATACTCTACAATGAGAGGTGAACTTGCTGAGATAAGAACGAATATTCAGATCGGTGAATCTAAGATTCAGAATCAAGAAGAATCAATGAAACGACTAGAAGAAAATCGTGACGAAATGATCGATAAACTTACTAAGGATATCACTGAACACGAAACACAATCAATAGAATACAAAACAAATATCAGAGCAGATATGAGTAATCTTCAAACATGCCATAATTTAATTACTGATGAAAATGAAGTTCGT